TTTAATGATAAAGAAAACCTAACGCCACAGATAAAAAGAAAATATATAATAAAAGAAACACCTGATAATTTAAAAAGAACAAATGATAAAATAGAAGGTTTTGATTCTAAAATAGCTGAAATAGCAGAGCGTTTAAATCAAGATCCAGACGTTGTAATGCAAAACTTTTTTGAATATGCTATTAATAATCCTACAAAACCTAAAAGATCTAAAGCAAAACAAGTTCGTACTCAAGAGTTAGAAGCATTAGAAAATCGTTTTCAAGAGCTAACAGGATTAAAAGCTACTAAAAAAAATATAGAAGCGGTGTTAAGCGTAGACCCTACCAGGCCACCGTTGGAAGTTGTTCAGGAAGATATAGAATCAAAAGCAGCTTCTGTTACAAAAGAACCTAAAAAGAAATCAAAAAAGAATGTATCCCCTAAAAAGATTGTTGAAGGTACAAAGAAAAAAACAGAAGTAACTGTTGATGAAGCTGAGGCATTAAAAGATCAAATAAAATTAGAGGGAAAGGCAGCAAAAGAAGCAGACGCGGCAGCTAAAAAAGAGGCAAAAGAAAGAGTAACTAAGAAAAAAAGATTAAAGGCTAAAAGGAATATAAAAAGTAAAATTGGAGCGGCACAGTCGTTAAATGTTTTATTAGGTAGAATGTTAGCGGTAGATGAAAGTATAGTCCCTGAAAGTGTTAAAAAACAATATAGAGATATTGTAAATACTTTAGCCGATAGAAAAGGAGCTTTAGACTTAGATCAAAGACAATCTTTAATAGAGCAAGTGGAAAAAGTAAACAGAGCCTTAGATGATGAATACTCATTAGCTGGTGAATTAGCTGAAAGATATAATTATTTTAGAAATGTAACTTTTAATATAACTGATAAAACAACCTTTGAAGAAACAATAAGTGAAATGCTTAAGCAGGAAATAATAACACCTGATGAAGCAAAGCTTATGAAAAAATATAAAAAGAATATAGCTCCTACACAAAAAGTTGAAAAAACAGAAGAGCAAATAGCTGAAGAAAAAGATAAATTAATAGATGATTTAACAAAGGATAATAAGAAAGTAAAAGTTCCTACTGATTTAAGTAGAGACCAAAAGGGTCTTGTTTTTAGATTTAGAAAATTATTGTTAGATAGAGAAGCTTTAGGTAGATTAGAAACTTATCAATTAAAACTAATAAGAGGTTTATTAAATAATATTGAAAATGGTTTTGTTCCACACTTAGTTCAAAAATTAACACAAAGATTAGAAGCCATAGAGGCATCAAGAAAACTGGAGTCGTCAGTAGAAAAAGCCAAGCCTTTAAAATTTTCAATGATGTATGCTAAGTTTAAAGATCTATTTACTAAAAAGGGTGCTGTTTTAGAATTAATAAGACGTAATCCATTAGCATATGTAGATCAAATTTTTGGTGACTTTGGTACTAAAAATATTTATAATACATTATTTCAACCAACTGCAAAAGCTCAGTCTAAATATGCAACTGCTACAAAAGAAATAAGAAATAAAATAAATGAAGCAAGGAATAAAGTTTTTAAGTCTTTTAACAACGATCCAAACAAAACAACCATATCAGCGTACAAGCAACAACTTTATTTACTACAAAGAGAATTTGAGAATAATCCAGGTAATAGATTTGTTAATCCTGCAATAGATGTTTTAAAAGCTACAATAGCTGCTATTGATGAGCAAAAAACAAGTCTAACCCCAGAAGACGCAACAGCTTTACAAAATATTTTAGAAAAGTTTCAAACTAAAGACGGTACAAGTATTAATAATGAAAAGCTATTTAATTCATTTAATGCTGCTGAAAAAGCAAGTATAAAAACAATGGACGAGATAAACCAAAGTAATGAAGCTGCTGCTGTATTTACAGCTTCTACAATTAGAGGTAATTCTTTTAATCCACTAAACGATTATGTTCACCACAATGTTTTGTTTACTCAAGATGCAGATAGCGACGCTACTCAACCAAATTTTGTAGACAACTATAAGCAAGGTTTAAAACCATCAACAAAGGGACAGTCTTTAATAGAGAGAACAGGTACTGTAATGCCATTAAATTTTAATGTTTATAGTTCTACGCAAAAAGGAGCTGAATATGTTATGCTGGACTACCACATGACTTCTCCTTTACAGACAACGAGAATGACTATTAATGAAACTAAAAAAAGATTAGAAGAAAAAGGAAGAATTCCACCAGAGCAAAGGGAAATGATAAATGCTTTAGAAAGAGCGTATGAAGAGGTAAACACTAATGTATTAACAGCTGATTTTGGAGAGACAACAATAGCGGATAGAGCAGCCGACTTCATGTCAAGACAAGGATATAGAACAGTATTAGCGGGAACAGGAAGGTTTGCCGCCGAACTACTATCTAATATAGGTATAGCAATTTTTGTAGATAGCGAAGCTTTTTCTAATGGTATGCAATATCAAGACTATATATTTAGCAATAGAGGTGCCAACATAATGGATAATTCTGGTAGCACACAAAAAGATAGGGTGTTTGCTGAAGGTTTGGCGGGTAGGTTTGTAGATCCTAATGTTGTTAATAGACCAGACTCTTCTGCTGGGTCACGTATTAACAGTGATATTAAAAATAAAATAAAACAAATCTACAGCTTTGTAGATCAAAAATATATAGGTAATATAGAAAGGATTGCTGACTTTCTTATTTCCACACCCGATAAGATTGTTATGAGGCCTATGTGGTTTGGTACCTTTGCAAAAGAATTTAAAAAAGCAAGCGGTAAAGATGTTGATTTTAATAAGATAGAAGCAAATGATGAGGCGTACATGCTTGATAATAAAGCAGCTATAGAGCAAGCTACAGAAAAAGCAGATGAACTTACTACATTTATTGGAGCGGCAGACAATCCATATATGGGAATACTAAAAGGTACTTCAAAACCTAATGACAGTGTGTCTAAAAAAGCTTTCAATAATTTTAATAACTTTATGACCAGGTTCTTAATATTTGAATTTGTAACAGCTCGTACTGCATTAAATGCTATAGTAACAGATAATAGTAGAATGACGCAAGATCAAGGAGCTAAAATTTTAGCTGGTGTTACAACACGAATGATGACATATTCTTTATTATCAACCATGTTGGGAGCTGGCCTGTTAGGTTTATTCTTTGAAGATGATGAAGAAGATAAGGATTTAGATAAACAATTTGGACAAGCTTTAGGACAAACTTTTAGTTCTTTATTAATAGGAAGAGATTTTGGTAATGCAATGAAAGCAATACTAAATATAGGTGTAGAAAAATTTAACGAGTCTCACTTAGAGTTTTTAAGAGATGGCGAGTATGATCCATATAAAGACTCATTACAATATTCTGTTCTACCTAAGAAACAGCAAGGTCAACCAATAACTATGGGGGATTTACTGTTAAGATTTGGAGGATCTTTTGGACCTGCATTATCAACAGCTGACTTAATTGTTCGTAAGATAAGTGAGCCAGCTCGTAAAACTCCAGAAGCAAGAGAGAGACAATTGAATGAACAAATCATTCGTATGCCTTTGGAAATAGCAGGTAACTTAGGGTTAATACCAATTTACAAAGATGTAAGGAAGGTAGCGGTAAGGGAAATATATAAAGATTTGCGTAGAGCAAACAAAATGAAAAGTAAAGCTCCTAAAGATAGAAAAGAGGCAGTAAAACAAAGGAGAATGAAACAGTACAATGAATTTAATAGAAACAGAACTTTATGGAGAAAGAAAAATCCTGGTAAGCCAGACCCTAAAAGACCCAGATAATGGAAAACTTTAATGAAAAACTATGTATGCATTATACCTATTGTTTATTAACAGGTAAAGAGACATACCAAAACTTATTAGAAAATGTGGATACTTTATACCTTCTTTACAACCCAGATAAACCGATGGAAGAAATAGACGATAGCGTCTATGATGCCTTATTAGATTACTTTATATACACTGAAGATTATGAAAAGTGTAATGATGTGTTAGCTGCAAAAGAATTAGCTAAACTTATAACTCTAAATTAATTTCGTCAATAGATGTTATATGATCGTTGTGGTTTCTATTTCTATTATATTGAGCAACTAAATCACTCTCAAAATTTTTCTTGTAATTTTTTCTTTCAGCCTCCAACTTGTAAAAAGAAAACGCCTGCATACCTACTACGTGGGCATCAGTAGGAAAAAAATATTTCCAACCTTTAGACCTTCCTCTATTAATGTAATAACAAAAAGCAACCGCTAATTTACCAGTGTTCTTTTTAAAATTAACTACAGCTGAATCATCAGATGTTGGAATAATTTCATCAACACTAAAAGTTTCGTTATTTATATTTCCTTGTCTTGATTTGTTAGAAAATCTTTCTGCAACTGTATTGCAAAAAACATTTAATTCTTTAGCTCTCTCTTTATTCATAACGCAATTCGTATATTTTAGCTTTAGTAGATGAGCTGGTTATTTTACCGTTGATGTTTCTTGTAGGTGCTTCGCACATTAAAGTACGCTTTACTTTTACTTCAGTTTCTTGTTTCTTCATGTATTTAGGATTGAGTGAGTTTAATTTTTTTTTCTTCATGAGGGCCAGATTATTATTATGTTAATTGTATTATATTTCATCAGTTAATGACTGAATAAGATCAGCTAAAACCTTAATTAATTTTTGTGCCTCTTCTTTTGCTAACTCATGCTCTCTCTCCATTAAGTGCTCATGTAATACATCTCCAAAATCATGTATGCTTTCAGAAACATATCTAATATGGTTTATTGATGAGGTATCTTCTGGTGCTACTCTTGGCATTTATATTTGGTTTTATCAAATATAAAAAAATAAACGACTTATCCTAATTCTTTAGAATTTTTTATATAACAATCTAAATTAATAAAATCTAAATACTCGTCCATAGTAATTAATGATACGTCTGTTAAGGTAGTGGGAATGGTTTTGGTGTTAACTATTTCAACAGCAAATGTTATAGGATCACCTATTGTATCAACAACGACCCCACCTAAAATGTAAGATGTAAATTCATTTTTGGGTAATGTTTGTAAATTATTTTTTATATAACGACCAATTTTTAAAGCTGTGTATAATTCTAATTCCTGAAGGCTGTCAACAAAAAAATCATCAAAGTCAAAATCAACCCCTATATATTTCTGTTTTACACCCATGATCGCTTAATTGTTTCATTCTAAATTCCTGAAGTCTTGATACCTTCCCATCAGGTTTTTTAATTTCTGAAAACAACACGTTTGATTCAGGAGGTATAGCCAATAAATCAGGAATACCATTTTTATTAGTAACTATTAATTTAATTACAAAGTAACCTTGACCCTCCAGTTCTTTGATCCTTTTATCTTGGATCTGTTGCTCAGTCATATTACAAATCTAACAAATCTCTTTTAAAATGTGTAAGGGTATAATCTTTCTTTTTAACAACAGTTTTGTATATATCTTTTTCAATTCCTTGTTCGCTAAATATCCAGTAAATTAAATTTGATTCTCTATGCTTTGTTGTCATACGGTCTCTACTTTGCCAATAAGAAGTAGCACTAAAATCTATGTTGTAATAAACAAGTGCATCAGCTTGTTTTAAACTTATACCTTCTCTACCGCTAACAATTTGTAATGCTATAGATTTATTAGTAGAATTAAACTCATCTAAATCGTTAGTTATCATATCTTTGAATACAGATTTGATAGCATTAAACTCTTCTTTAAATTTATAAAATATCCCTATTTTTTTATTTTTAAAATACTTTTTAATATACTTAGCTTTTGAGTTATCAACAACCATAGACTTGCCGCTTTCAAATTTAACTGTGCCAGAGCAAAGCTGATGAACTTTAGACATCAACTTAACGCCTGTATCAGCTAATACTATTTCATCATCACCTTCAATAATACGGTCTTTTTTGATCTTACTTATTAAAGATAGGCACAATGGGGTCATCTTAACATATAATACTTTTTCGTTTATTTTTGTTTTAAAGCCAGCCATTTGTTGAGAGTAATTAATTTTATAAGGAGCCATATCATCAACAATACTTTTTAATCCATCACTATAATCATTAATGGTCATGCTATTAATATATTTTCTTTTTACATTAACATATGATTTACAAAAAGCATAAAAGTTTTTATAAACACCAAAAGGATTGTTTGGTATTCCATAAACCTGGTGATACATTTGACTATAAGATTCTGGAGTAGGAGTACCGCTTAATAATATTACAAAAGGATTTGATCGTCTAATTATTTCTTTTACTTGCTTGGCTCTTTTATTAGGTTTTGGAAAAGCTCCCATTGTATGCGCTTCATCACAAATAACAACGTCCCAACCTGTTTGTTTTATTTTATGTAAAGATTCATAATTAATTACCTGTATGTTAAAAGCAGGATCTAATAATTTATAATCATATTCAATACTGCTTATAGCTTTTTTCTTAGTAATAAACAAAACATCTTTAGCTTGTAGTAAAGCTGATATGCCTAAACTGGTCAAGGTTTTGCCAGTTCTAACTTCCATAGCTAAATATAAAAATCCGCTTTTTTTAATTATATCTAAACCTTTAGATATTATATTGATTTGATAATCTCTAAACTTCATCATACTGTGGAAATAATATCCATCTTCCGCCCAAATCCCTTCCTTGTTGAGCGTGTTCATTGTATTTAAATAGACTATAGGTGTTAAGCCAGTTTTGAAAAACAACTCTTGAAACAGTAAATTTAGACTTAGGAGCAAAATCTGGATTTTCTTCTACAAAATCATTATATAAATCAGTTTTATATATACGATTATTAGGTCTCAGCTTAGTGTTTTCAATAGAGTTTTTTAGTAGACCGCACCATTCAACAAATTCATGACAAGTTTCAGCAGAAAATTTTCTAATTTTTAAATTAACAAAATCACTCTTTAATAAACCTGTTTCTAAATAACCTTGCAGACAATTAATCATATAATTATCAAACTGGCACCATTCTTCATCGTCCCAATCACCAAACATTAATCTACCAAACTCAACCAGTGGTGTAAAATCTTTAGTATAATGCTGTGACAGTTCTAACTCCCACTTTCTTCTTTCAAAACTTGTACCTTTACCTTTAATCGCATAGTTTGTAGTAATAGCAACCTTCGGGGATTTTGAAAATGGTATTTTAATTGCATCTTGATTTTTCTTTTCCAAAGTTAAACCTTCTGTAACCACACTAAATAATCTTTCAAAATCAAAAGCTTTTTTTACATCATCAAAACATAATATCTGTGTATCAGCAGATACTAATTGATAAGCAAACGACCTTTCAAATGTAAAAGATTTACCGTCAATAACTACTAACTTTTTCATTTTAGCCAGCCCATTCATAAATAAACCCTTACCAGTACCACCTTCTGGATTGTCTGATATAACCTCATCATTTAGTATTGTAGCTGGACAATAAGATAAGTTTTTATATCCATGCATCAGAAAACCTATAGTGCTTTCCATAGATCTAATTCTACTATCATCATCACCACAAATATTATTTATAAAAGTTTTGTAATCACAATTTTGAACATGACATAAAGTAAACTCCCTATCTATAACGTGGTCTTTCCAAACGTAACCACCTAAATCTAAATAGTCAATTAAGTTAATTTCATTTTGTGTAATCTTTACTGCACAATTTAAAAAGTAAAGGTATGCGGTATCTTTTGTATCCTCTATAAAGAACACGTCAATAGAAGACAGTAACGTCAAAAAATCTTCTCTAAAGTACCTGGTGTTTTCAGCAAAATAATTATAAACACTTATATCATCTAAGTCAAGCAAATGATTTAAAACAAAATCTTTTATTTCTTTTTCAGACGTATGATCTATAAGATTGTTTATTACCCTTACAAAGACAAAATTCTTACTACCTGTTGGATTAAATTTATAAAACCCGCTATCTTCTAAAAAATTTTTATAATAGATAGGTATAATTTTAACATTACCTTTTTTGCTCTTAGTCCAGAATTTGTTTTCAGTTTGCTCTTCTTGTAACCTAACAATAACTTCTTCTAAGTTTTCATCTGATATTTTATCATTTTTTATATGACATTTAATATCGTGTTTGTCAACTCCCTTTCTTAATTGTTGTTTTATTACATTAACCTTGTCTTCGTCTTCATAATATTTTGTGCCAAAATTATGGGTGTTTGCATAAGCTGAACTTATTGTTCTTAAAATTTCTGCTCTACTAAAATCTTTAGATTCAAAATTACTCATAACCATTATGGCTAAATTTTTATCTATACCAAAGTCGTTAAAGGCAGCAGCTAAAACATACACATTATTGTTTCTTTCCCCGCTTACTAACCCATATTTTTTATCCCACCACTTTACAAGTATATCAACTATTTTATTCTCATCTGTTAATGGTATAGTAGGTTTGTCCTGGAGCTTAATTTTTTCAACATATTCTTTTTCCTCTACTTTATCCCAGACCTTAGAGTTTTTATATATATATATTAATGGATCATAAGATTCATAACATACTCTTGATACATTTTTTGATGTTGTATCAAAATAAGGAGAGTTTATATGTTTTTGTAATGAATTAAAGTAACTCTTGTGATTATCTACATTAGGCGGTATTTTCACCAGTGCTTTTAAACCTTTGCCGCTTGGTGAAATAAATACTGAATAAATAAATTTATTTTTAGATAATCTTTCTTTTTCTTGCAACATCTCTTTGTTAAGCTTGTACCCGTCAAAATCTAAACAGATTAAACCACTGTGCTCAATTAAAGAACTATCATTTCTTTTATTAAACTTACCACTAAAACATATTGCTGGTAGCCTTTTTTTTAAATTATTTCTTTCTTCTTTATCCTTGGTCTTTCTTATTTCTTTTACTAACTCTTTTGATGACCCGTCTTCAATACGCTTTAGCACTACACTAACATCTCTGTAAAAAGGTTGAGACGTATCTTTTATATCTTTAAATATTGTTACTTGCATTAAATTAAATTGGTTTAAAAAAAGGGAGGCGTTAACCCCCCTCTTATTGTTTTAGAAAGGTAAATCTGGATCACCAGCAGAAGCTTTAACTTCTTCTTTCTTTGGCTCTGGTTTCCATGTGTCTACAGCTACATAATGAGTCTTTCCATACTCATCAGCTTGTTTTTTCTTTTGTACGTTAAGTTTAATGTATTTTTTACCACTATACTCAAAAACGTGCTCAGAAGGTAAATCAGACAGACATAAGCTGCAAGAAACTAAGTTTCCGTCAAACTTTTCTGTACCACTACCTACATAAATTTTGTCTTCCATTTTAATGTATTTTAATTTGATGTTCCAAAATTTCTAAAACGTCAGCCATAAGCTTTTGCTTATGTTGTTCGCTCTCCATAGTAGTTGGAACTTCTACTATAAATATCTCTCGTTTCCAAGACAGCTTAGAAAGATAATGTTTTATTACCTTAAAAGTTATCTTTAAAACATAAAAGATTTTTCTGTGCCATATAATATGTCTATAATGTTTCATAATGTATATGTTGTTTTATATCCCATTTAGCTTTTTTACTAAAAAATTTATTGTATATATTAACTGCGTATTCTACTTTATTCTCTCCGCTACTTAAAAATTCATTAGAAGGAACAAATATCCCAACGCGTAAAGATGATTTATCTATTACATAAAAATGTAAAGGTTTATTAAATATTTGTTGATATATATATGCCTGGCTATCATAATTATAACGATATGCACTTGACCTAAACTTATTAATATCTGATGTAGTTTTTAGATCTATAATTTTATCTTCACAAATAATATCTGCCTTGCCCTTCCAATCTAATCCCATTATTTCTTTTACTCCAGGAACTTCGTATTTATTAGTGTGATTGTATATCTCCAATGCTAAATCTATATTTTCTTTCAGAGTTAGAATTGCTTTGTCTATTTCTTCTTTCTCTTTGTTAAGTAAAAGCATTTTACCATGCTCTGCTGCCAGCTCTTTATATGCTTTAGAGTTTCTACTTGAAGCGTCTGAAATAATAAAATCAGATAGCTTTTCTGGCTCTAATATTGCTGTGTGAAAATACCTACCTTCCAACATTGCTTTGGTTTCTTCTTTTGCTAATCTAAAATTTAATGGATCATTAAGAAGGGTATAAATGTCTGAATTAGACAGCCACTGCTGACCAAACTGACCATAATACAAATTATCGTCTTTAAGTTTTTCTAATATATCCATCACTATATATGTTTAGAAATTTCTTTCTTTACTATAGCTTTTATATTGTATTTACTTTCCAGATTTTTAACTATGCTTGGTAGCCCTAATGATTTATTTGCAACTACATAGCTTAACACCTTCTTCCAGTTTTCATCACCTATTTCTAATTTAACTCTGGTCTTTACATTAGTTTTAGGTTTCTGATTTGAAATAGCGTTAACAACTTCATTAGCAGAAGCTACTGAATTATCAAGTCCTATACCAAAATTACCTAATGCTCTACCCCAAGCAGATGTTTCACAATTCTCAACATAAGATGTTTTGTTGATGTATGATGATCCTTTGTATTCTTCTGCAATTCCAGAAGCTATTAATCTTCCAGTCTCATCTTTTATCTCTGCCTTTATCATTATACTTTCAGATGTTTTTTCCAGGACATTACTGTCTAATGTATAATTGTTCCATACTTCTCTAAAGTATTTAAGCCTGGTATGTACCTCTACATAATCTTTTCCCTTAATATTAATTGTTTTTAATTTTTCCATTTTCGTTATATTTAATTAGTTTTTGTGTGTATAAAGAATATTGGTTCATAACAAATTCCCGTTTAGATTTTAAATTCTTTATAAATTTATCATTCTTTCTGCTGTTAACTTCTCTTTTCATCATGTTCTCAATTAACTTGAGTTTTCTTTTATTATTATTTATATTTAAAATAGTACACCCCTTGACCCAGCCATGTGCAAAAAAAATATCATACTCTTCCTGAGATATTTCCTGAAAGTAATCTCCATTTTTAGAACAATTTAATATTTCAGTTTTACTGGGAAATACTTGTATTTTAAATCCTCTATCAATAATACTTACTCCGTATTGTCTTGTAATACGAATTGGCTCATTCTGTATTGCTTGATTATATAGATCAGTCAAGCTATACATTATTAGCTATTATTTTTTAGTTCGTGGTTTTTTGAAATTGTATCAACAACAAACTTGTAGTCTGGATCACTATCAATATATTCTTTTGCTTTAGTGTACCCATGCATTATTGTATGATATTGTACTGGTAGACCGTTCTCTTCCATAAATCTTTTTATGTAAGAAAGTCTTATTGGTCTTTCTTTTGCCAGAAAGTAAAGCATTTGTCTTGCCTCAACTATTTCTCTTTTTCTGCTTTTTGAAAACATCTCTCCTAATGTGAGGTGAAATTTTTCTGCTATTGCATCTGCATACGCGTCAAATATATCTTTTTTCATATTTATTTTTTTATTTTATTTTGTAAATCATTTATTCTTCCTAAAGTTTTTATAGCTTTTTCATAACTCATGCCATTTTTAATTAAGTTATCTATTTGCAGTTGTGTAATTTCCATCTGCAAATGATGTATTGCTTTTTCAATATCTTGTATGTGTTTAGCTATATCACTCATACCTTCCTCTTTTTTCTTCCCACAACGCATTAAATAAGTCAGTGCGTTACCAACATTATATGAAGCAGAAAATCCATATACTACTTCTGAGGCATGATAATTATTTTTACCTATGTAGTACGAAGGTGTTTGTCTTATTGGTTTCATATCTTTTAATTAATTTATATTTACTCATATCATTTTTAATAATTACCCTTTCTGGAATAGGTAGGGGATACCTACAAGCTTCTACAAATCTACCTTTAATTTCTATTTTAGTAGTTTCTTTAAAGTAATTATTTAGATCTATAGTTTCTAATCTATTTGCTTTATTATATTCTCTTAGGTGTTTTTCTTCTTTTAGCTTATTCACTAAGTATTGAGATAGTCTTTTCATTTTATTTAATTAAATTTTTAGGAGGAAGATAACAGTATTAACGTGTTTTG